ATATTCAATAGCTATGTTACCAGTTCTTTTCCAAACATCACGTTCAGATTTAACTTCAATCTTTTTATCTTGAAGCATATCTTTAATTAAGTCTTCTCTGACTTTGCCATAAGCTAAATCAATATCAAATTTCTTTCTATCTTTTTTCTTAGGTTCTAAAGTCATTATCATCTTTCTCCTTAAAAGGGTTTTCAATCTCAGTCATTCTACCATTCTCATCTGACCATAATAAATAAGAAGCCACACCAGTTGTACCTGCATATCTATTTTTTAAGACTCTAATGGTTGAAGTATTACTGGCTATCTCATCATCATCTTGTTGGTTTCTTTCCATACCAATCACTGCATCACTAAGTTGTGCGATTGAATGTGAACCTCTAAGATGTGAGAGAGATACCTGCTTACCTTCTTCATGACCTTTATCATTATCAAGTCTTCGTAAGTGACAGGCAAGTATGATACCAATCTTAACTTCTGAACATAAACTTCTGAGCTTAGTCATCAGCATGTCAATAGCTTTTCTTTCATTGCCATCATCTCTGCCTGAGATAATCAAACTTAAATGGTCAAGGACAATCCACTTACAATCACAACCTTTAGCCATGTATCGTATACGATTGATGACATCATCATCTTCCATAGAACCAAAGTGGTCATAGATAACTAACCTATTACCCTTCATTTCTGCAGACCATTTATGTAAATCTTCTTTAGATTGTTTCTTCCACTCCTCAGGTTTATGTAACTGTTTGTTAACATGTATACCTACGAGTCCTCTGAAAGTTCTCTTGTGTTCTTCTTCAAGAAACATCAGACCAATACTGTCCTCAGTATTCTTCCAGATATGATAAACTAATTCTCTAAGTAGAGAAGACTTACCCATACCAGTACCTGATGTAAGAGTAACAAGTTCTCCCACTCTCATACCATAAAGTTTTTTATTGAGTCCTTCATATGGATATGAAATAGAGTGTACTTCTTTCTCATCCCACAAAGTATCTTGTATATCATCAAAGGTAACAATACCTGCAGGAGTAAATGACTTAGCATTCCACCAGTTTCTCATGAAGTGTTCTCTCTTGCCAGTCTTTAGATACTCATTAGCATCTTTCAAATCAAGGTTAACAACCTTACATTTGTTAGGTGAAAATAATTGTGCAACTTTACTAGCTGTTGCCCTACCTATCTCATCATTATCAAAACAGATAACTATATTCTCAAAGCTATTCAGGTATTCAAAGTTATGTTTACAATCTCTAACTGCTGAAGCTACTCCATTCTTAATGGAAACACTTGCCCATTTAGAACCCATCATTTCGTAGGCAGATAAGGCATCACATTCTCCTTCACATATAGTAAGATACTTACATGAACCTTCAGGAAATAAATGTTGTCCAAACAATTGTGCTGAACCAAAGTTACCTTGAGCAGTAAACTCTTTGGGTAAGGTTCTTATCTTATTAGCTACATGTTTTCTAGTGCTATCATAAAAAGGATAGATATGTTTTGTAACCATACCATTGTTAGTAATGGTAGTCACACCATATTTACTAGCAGTATCTTGAGATATATTTCTATCTCTCAAAGATGTAGTCTGTCCAGTAGATAAACTACTGTATGTATTATTGTAGGTGTTTGTCATTGGTATCACTTCTCCTTCTCCTTTCTCGTGGTAACCACAGTCAGGTGTGAAACAATAAGCATGTCCATCACTGTATCTACCTAAGTTATTTTTACTGCCACACTTTGGACAGTTCTCATGCTTAACAAATTGACTTTCATTCTGTATCATATTAACCCCTAATGTAATGTTGTTTTATTTTTTTTGTTTGTTAGCTTACTAAACTTATCGTGAAACTCTTCTTCTTCAGATGGTAACTTACCCTGTTTCTCTAAGTCTATTTCAATAAGTTCTTGCATAGCATCATTCAATGCATTCTGTATTGTTAAGTACCCATATATTTGTTCTTCAGCTTTTGTTATTGCTAATAAAGATAAGACTCTTGCCATTACATATAATGTTTCTGGACCATCATTATCTCTTAACAAGAGAAGAACTTGTTTGTAGAAGTCAGTCGTTAGTTTTTCCTTCTGGTCTTTGTCCATAGTCTTCTATTCCTTCTATAAAAGTATTAATATCATGTAGGCTAAGAGACTTAATGTTGCTTTCCCCACTTGCAGTTAAAACAAAATCAGTAATAGATGTAGGTAATTCGTCATAAGTTTTATATTTCATAGTCATGTGCACCCTCTTTAAATCCTTTCATGATTAATTGTTTTCTTTTTAGTTCTGCATTATGAACTACTTCAATTAATTTGTCAAGATACCATTTTGCTTTTTGCAAATCTTCCAAAGGTTTACCCTTGTAATTGTATCGCCACAAATATTTTAAGTTGTTACCTTTTAAGTAACCTTTAAATTCTTCTTCAGTCATTGATGCTTGTATGGCATCTATACATTCCACCCCATGTTTATTATAATGAGGTGGATTATTTACTAAGTCTATCTTGTTCATCTATACTCCTTCTTAAAACCACTACCACAATTAGGTTGGTACTGATAGTTGTAGTCCCATTTAATATCTTCTCGTTTCTTCAAAGGCACAAGAGGTTTTGGTTTTATATCTGGTAGCACCTCTCTGATTTCTTCTACCTTCTTTGCTTGGGTAGGTGTTAACTCTTTGAGATAAGGTTTTCTATGTTTCCATACTTCATTAGTAATACATATATAACCTGTTGCATTTTTTTCTTTTTGTTTATATCTTTCAAATACAGATTGACTATAAGAACAGTCAGGAATTTTACCAACATAAACTTCCTTCTCTCCTATGGGTGTATTCAATAGCATAAGTATTATAAATTCATTTAGCATTATCTATTCTCCTTTGTTATACATTTTTGTTTATAGTAAACATTACCTAGTAATGTGAGACTAGGATTAACTGGGTTGGGTGTAGTCTTACCTACATATTCCCACTTACAATTCATAGTCTTGTTATTACTAGCTCGTTGATGGAAGAAGTCTGCATTGTTTAACGAGTAAAGATTAAACACAAAACCTATTACCAAACTTTCAATCATAATTATTTTCTTTCTGTTTAAGATTAATATACATACAGAACTTGGGGGAGTTCTGTGTAGTCACTTCGCCTATCTATGTGTATGAATGTCTTAGCCACACCAACAGACCACCCTCGTTTCAAGGCAAGTTCAACTAAGTCCTTGCGAGATACACCATCTGAACATGCGACATCAACTGCACATGTATCTGTGTTGTATTTTGTATTACCTATTTTATGGAATGAGTTAGCACTCGCAGGATAACCACGAGACCTCAACCAATCATTGTGTTCTTGTGAACGACATGCTGAAGTAATAGTCATAGGTTTATTATACTCCATTCTAAATGCTATAAGTGTAGACAAAAATCCTTCTTGTAAAACTACATCATGACTTGTAGGACATTCTAGTTCTAAATCATTAAAGAAACTATTGTCGTTGTAATTTTTCCTTAAGCTCATCATTTTCCTTTCTTAATTCTTTTAATTTCTTATAAGAATTATATAATTGTTCAGTTAACATTTGTATTTCTTTTTCATAAGTCTCTTTGGGTATCATCTTTTTGTTACCTCCTTGTTAAATATAAGAAAATTATACAGTTTTCTATAAATCATGTCAAACTTATTCAACCATAGTCAAATTACTGACAGTATTATGTTGTATTATTACAACATTACTCTTCAAAGTAATCTTTAATCTCCTCTGGTGTCAAAAGATTGACAAGTATAGGTGTGTCTTCACCTATATATGCACCTTCAATATTAAAATCTATAAACTCAAGTGCTTCTTCATAAGACATACCATCTCTTTTAACCAACTTGGTTATCATTTTCTGTTTGTCATAGATAAATACACTCAGCATACCACTTCGTGTACCTACACCTATGATACAGTCATTATAGTCATCCCATATTTTCATTACTCATTCTCCTTCACTACATCTTTAAGTTTTGATGTATCAAATTCATATAATTCAGTAAGTCCATCATTAGAGCAGGAAGTAGTATAAGGTACTGGACATGACCCTAACCATTCATCAAACTCTTTCATTGTAATTAATACTTTCATCTATCTCTCCTTTCTTTTATTGCAAGTTCGTGTAGCCATCCATCACCTCCAAAGGGAAAAGCTATAAAACATTCGTACAAAAACTCTGCTTGTTTTATACTTATGCTTTTAGTAGACACAACACTAATATCTCTATAGTCATCTTGCTCACCACCATTGCCATCTTCTATGGAATCAGGAAATATATCTCTGATTAGTTCTTTCTTATCTCTCACATCAGTATCATCTTGATGTATAAGATAGTCATAATACTCATTGAAACCATCAATGATTCTATATTGTACTAATATTGGCATCACTCACTCCTTTCTATTTTTATATGCCACCTATACTCAGGTTCTGAGATAGCATCTATAAACCTTGTATGTATTTTTAGTCCATGTTTTTTTAATAAAGAATTAATAACAGGTATCCCCTCTTTAAATCCTTCAGAGTAATAGCTATCGTGAAAGCCTAATTCTTTTATCTCATCTTTTACTTTACTCATCTTTCATCTCCTCAATCATTGCATCTATTTCCTCTGAACAGAAACCACATACCCACCCTTCAACATCACGAGGGTATCTATTAACAAACCTACCACTACCAAAGTGGCAAGGTTCACCACACTCCACACATATCTGTGAATCAAATAAATCTTTAGTCATCAGTTATCTCCTTTCTACAAAGTTCACATAGATTGTGTTCATCATAAGGTGGTTCATCTTTGTGAAATATCTCGTTACAGTTAACACATTCATACTCACCCATCACTCACTCCTTTCTTTTTTTATTATAGGTTTACTCATCTTCATTATATCCTTCATAGTCTATAAGTTTTAATTTTAATCTATCATTAGGGTTTGGATTATCAAATCCAAAATGTTCCCAAATTTCAAGACATTCATCTCCATATAAATATACCCATTTCTTTTTACTCATCATCATCCTCCTTGTCTAAATCAAACCTAATCCATATTGATGCACCTGCTTCATCACTGAAGTGTTCAACTTCTTCATAATCAACTGGTGCATTTTCATCTAACCATTTAATAAATTCTTTTTCATTCATCTCTCATCTCCTCTTCAACCTCAAACTCAAGTCTGCTTTGTATGGCAGACATAAGCACAAGCATTGCTTGGTTAGGGTTAGGTGCAAAGTCATAGCTCATATCAGTAGCTACTTCTGACAAGGCAGTTGCCACTGTCAAAGGACTAAACTTTTTCTGCAAAGCTTTGCTAACTACCTTCTCAAGCTCAGTAACTACCCATTCAAGTTGCTCTTCAACATGCACATTAGTATCTTTAAATTTCTTTTTACTTTTAATATCGTATATATTATCACTCATTAGCAATCCTTCATCTTTCTATAGGTGTCAAAGTTTCTAGGGTTCTCAAGTTTATATTCTTCTAAGTCAAACATAAATGTTAACTCGTCTGTCTCATATATTTCTTCAACAATAAACTCGTCTACCCCCATTTCAAGTAGATAGTTTTCAGTCACAGATTTTCTTGAACCAGTGTCTGTGTTAGTCAATATAAATTTTTGGCTATTCATGTTATTACTCCTTTATCTTCAGCAATTATTTTTCTACCTTTGTCCCTATGATTATCATAGATAACTATGTCATGACCCACAAGTCCTTGACTCTCTGCAAACTCATATGCTTTTGACAA